AGTGTTCGTCTGCCAAGTCCCAAATGAGTAGGATTGATTCGATCTGGTAATGAAACGCCAGCGCGTTCTCAATGCCGGTAACATGATCTCTCGTTGTCATTGTATCCACCCTTGAACGCTGCCCAACACGCGCAGCAAACGCGAGTGAAGAGCGACTCGGGACCTTTCGGTCACATGTGTTGAGCAGCGTTCAAAAGTGAATCGTTGCCCTTCTAGGTCCCCGTTTGCTGACAGGGAGCGCTCCATTGAGCACGCGAGAATCATACGCACAGATGGCGCGGGGGGTCAAGATCTAGAGGATGATGCAGGGCGTCTTGCCGGTCATGGTGTCGGCGGTGAACCAGTTGCTCTCCGAGTGCTTGATGATTGTGTACGCTTTCACGTCGACGTGGCGACCAAGATCGACGTGCTCGTAATGCACCCAGCCGGTCAGCCGGATAACATGCGTCTCCGGCGGCAACTCTTGGAGGGCTGCGATTAGTTCGGCTACTGTTGTTGGTTTGCTCATGATTCTCCATTGGATTCGATGCCCAGGATTCGGTCGATCTCGGCGTACAGCGTCCGGGTCCCCACAATGCGCTCGTCGACGGTGAGGTCGGGCTTGAGCAGCAGGTCGGAGGCCCGCTGCAGCGTCGCTAGGTGCGCGGATTTTTCGGCGTTGAGTTCGGTGTGAAGCTGCTCGTTCTCTTGGTCTTGGTCGCTCATTGGTCATCCTTCGCGAGCTCGTGGACTCGCCTGACATCGGCGACGAATAGCGCCACCTCATCCGTGCCTAGGTGCATTTGCGGTATCATCGCAATCGGATCTTGGTCCGGGCCGCCGTGCTGCCACGATAGTGTGGCGCTCATGCCGTGCATCACGCCGCGCACATACCCGCCCGCGTATCCGCTGAGTATCGACGGCTCGCAGTCCGGCCACACGGCGGCAACAGCGGCCTCGATCCGGTCTCGACGCGCCCGCTCTTTCGCCGCGGCCAACAGGTCGACAGTGTGTGGCAGGACGGTTATCGCGAATGCGCCGCTCCCCTTCTCGCACGGCCTGTGTAGCGTCCACGTCCCGTCGCCGTCGTTGGTCGGGATCTTGCGGGCGTAGGTCTCGCGCCGCTCGGTCCATGCGAGCCCGCGCCACCAGGTATCGGCGTACGTGTCCGAGTCGCAGATGTAGAGGCAATCCAGCCACTCGATAACTGCCGCGCGTGCGTCATCCTCGGCGATGGCGTGGCCCCGCAGTATCACCTCGTCCGTCACTGGGTGGCCTAGGTCGTCGGTTAGCTCCACGATCATTGGTCACCCGCCAGCATGTCGAACGCGCCGTCAACCACGGCGTCAGACACCTCGTCGATATCGCCCAGGCGGGTCGCTGTGACGCCCTCGGCGGTGAGGACGAATCGCCAACGACTGTTAGCGGCGTCGTCGTGCGCACAGACCGTCAGCGGAGCGTCAACGCGCTCATGGAAGTCCCACGCGGCGCACGCGACCCGTTGCGCCTCGGCTTGGCTTGTGGCGTTGATTATGGTGATGGTGATCATTTGGGCCCCTGTTATGCGTTGAGTTTGGGCAGGCCGCATGCCTCGCGGGCGTCCTCCCACGTGTGGCCTGGGTCGGGTACGTGGGCCAGGGCAGGATCGCCGCCCACATCCGCGCGGACAATCCACCCCTGCGGCGCCCACATGATGTCCGTGGTGCTGTCACCGAACCTGTTCCACTTCGTCTCGTCATTCATTTGTCGTCTCCGGTGCAGTCGTCTCTCACCCAGAAACCCGCCACGAACTGAATCGTTGGCGGGCGTTTGGGGTTGGAGTGGTGGGGTTACTTGCCGTACTTAACCCAGCGGCCGGCGGCGCGGATGGCCCCTGTCGATGTGGTGTAGTGGCGACTCGGTTTGTGGTGACATGGGGCGTTTGTGCCGTCGCTGTGAACGTTGCAGAAGATTACACAACCGCCCGCGGTGATGGTTGCGCTTCGGTTGTTGTCGGTGATGGTGGTCATTTGCTCTCTCCGGTGTAGTTCCTCTCTGCCCCCGAACGATAGACACCCCGGCACACCGTGTCAACCGGTTTCGTGAACTTAGTTCTACGACGCATGAGAACAAAGTACGCGCTTGTGGTTTACCCCAGACTCGCGTACGGTGCCCACATGAACAAACGAAAAACATGGGCAGAAGAACTCGACGAATGGCTGACGACGGCACCGTGCACCGCTACGGCGTTCGCGCTGTCGCTCGGGTTCTCCAAGCAGCATCTCAGCATGTTGCGGGGTGGCAGTCGTAAACCGTCTGATGAGCGCATGGACGCGATCCAGAAGGCCACCAAGGGCAAGGTCAAGGCTCGTTGTCGTGCTTGTGGGAGGCGGTCATGAGTGCGATGTCAAGTAGCGCGCGCGATCACAAGGATCGCAGCGCCAAGGATTGTGTTTGTGGCGGTCATAGCACCAACGCGCGCAAGCCTCGGCGGCGCTGGAAGGGGCGGTCTAGGCGTCTAGGCCTGTTGCTGCGAACGCAGGTTTTGCGCGAGGTGAGTGATGGCTAAGCCCATACCAGACCGCCGCGTCCACCTCCGCAGCGCCACGAGTCCGCACCGAGACATGGCCGTCTGTCGGTCGCCGAGGAAGGGTCAGAAGTTCAGCACTGACCCGGATGAGGTTGACTGCAAGGGGTGCTGTCGCTCGCAGGCTTGGCAGGCCTTGAAGATGGCGCAGAGGGGGACCCGATGAACAAACGCCAGCGAAAGAAAGCCACGGTCACGACCGGACTGTTGCACCACCTGCGCAGCTCCGACGACGATGACGCCTGGTACGCCGCTCATGAGAGGCTGGTGTCGAGGATAGACGACCGAGGATGGAGGCAGCACCGAGGGTGGAACTGCCTGTCGTCGATTATGGCCTGCGGGCCGTGGTCGTCTTTCTTGTGTGCTGCGAATGATGCGAGTCGGCTTGCCGACGCTGCTAGGCGTAGCCGGTAAGCGCAAGGACAAGCGGAGCGCGTAGTCCTCACAAGCGCAGCGCAGTAGCCCGAGTAGGGCGTGATGGGGGTAGAGGGTCGGTCTAGGGGTTTGACTCTATACAGGGGGTCAACGTGGCTTCGCGGGGTTACGGCTCAATCCGGTCGGTGCACCCCAATGATTACGGCACCCTTGACTGACCGTCAGTTTTGAGTAATCGTGTGACCGTCCAGATGGGCAGCAACGCAGGGGGAACGTGTGGGAATTCATGACCGTCCAAGGTCGGTGTACGAGGGTACCGGGGAGGCCGAGGTCTTGATCCTCATCGCTGAAGGTGTCTGCAACACGTTCCGCGAGTTCCCCAGTTGCTGCGAACTGACTCAGGCCCAGGTGCGCCGCACGCTTGATGGGCTGCGCAAGAAGCATCTCATCATCTACCTGCCACATGGCAAGGCGTGGAAGGTCACCCGCGCGGGCCTCAAGTCCTATGAGGAGGTGTCGGGATGATCGGTGAGCTACTTTCATCTGCCGCCGCAAGATGGCGACGTGCTGACTCCAACGAGGTGGTGCGAGTGCTTGCTGAGATTGAGCAGATCTCATCAGGTGGCGGTGATGCTGAGTTGGCGAGGGCATACCAGACGGAGCTCGCCGTGCTCAGGTCCGCGCTGGATAGCCCGCCTGCCAAGTCGGTCGCCAAGCCGAGGCCCAAGCGCGTGAAGCGCAGCAAGATAACCGCGACGCCGAAAGGGTCGCTCTCCAACTGGCAGAGGTGACCCAATGAAGCACGCACTAAACGCAGCCGCTACGCTGTCATGGCGCAACAGGAGCAGCACTCTGCGCAAGATGCCGCAGCACGACCGTCAGCGCCGGTGGGTCGCTTTGTGCGGCGATCGGTTGGTCTCGCCGGCCTCGGTGCCGAACGGTGAACCGACCTGTGCGGGGTGCCGAGAGTCGCTTGGATTGGTTCGGTTGTGGGTGACTTGCGTGCCCTGCAACGGCACGGGTGAGTCTGCGGATATGTCGGGTGATTGCGCGGACTGTGATGGGTTGGGGGAGGTCTGAGATGTACACGACGAAAACGCCAGCGCTGACTGTGGAATTGGCTGCGGTTCTCGTTGAGGTTATCCGCGCCCGGTCCAAAGCGGATCGGGGGTCTGTCAGTGTTGACGGCTATCTTCGGTCGGTCGGGGTTGACCCATATTCGGTCTATAATGTTAGCGCGCACCCCTCCCCGCATGGCGGGATCCATATTCACATTGAGCATTTTGGGATTGGGGAGGTCTAGGAGTTATGACGAAGCCAACGGGCAAGCCCCGCAAACCAAACAAGCGCAAACGCCCCCTAGCCGGTGCGGCCAAGCACAACGCCAAGGCGGCAAAGGACGGAGCGCCGCTTCACGCCCAGGCTTGGCGAATGTGGGTAGACGAGGGGCTGACCTACCGCGAGATCGGTGAGCGCTTCGAGATCGGCCTGTCCACCGCCCGCGACTGGGTGAACAAGGCCGCAGCTGAGATTGCCGACGAGGCAGCCCACCGACGCAAGACCTACAGCGAGGCGGCGATAGAGCGACTGCGGAAGGCTGCGGCCATTTCGTATCGGCGACACGCAAGCGCCGACGGTGAGGCGAAAGACCTGACGGCTGCCATCGCGGCCGAGAAGCGGATCGCGGACATTATTGGCCTGGACGCTCCGAAGGCGATCCAGGTGACGGGAGAGGGTGGTGGGCCGCTCAGGGTCACCACGATGACAGATGCTGAACTGAGTGTTGCGGCGGGGGAGGGTTGATATGCACGAGGATGGCGAAATCTTCACGATGTTCCGGCTTGAGGCTGTCGCGCGAACGTCCGACAGCGGCGTGCTTGAGATGTTCGTGCGCGTAGTCCGAGAGGGCGAACATGCTGACATGGTGAAGTGGCAGTGTGCTGGCGAGGGACCCGTACAGGTTGGGTGCTGGGTCAAAAGGGGGGAGGGCGAGGTTGTTGGGCACAGGCTCAAGGATGTTCTGTGACCAAGACCGCCGCCCAGAAAGCCGCGAGCCAAGAACTGGCCAAGCGCGAACAAGCTCGGCGCAGCTTCATGCACTTCGTCAGACGGACGTTCAACAACTTTGATGAGGGTTGGCATCACCGCGTCCTGTGCGCCCGCCTGCAGCAATTCAGCGACGACGTGATAGCCGGTAAGAGCCCGCGACTGCTCATCGCCATGCCACCGCGCCACACGAAAAGCACCATCGTGTCTGAGCGATTCCCCGTCTGGCACATGAGCCGGACCGAAGACCACGAGGTGGTGTGTGCATGTAGCGCCGCCTCCCTCGCGAACGACATGAGCAAAGGGGCGCGCCGCATCGCTCAAGAGTCGGCGGTGTTCATGCCCCAACTGACGCTGCTCAGTGAGGCGGTCGAGAAGTGGCGCGTGCGCGGTGGCGGGAGCTATAAGGCAGTCGGTATCGACTCGCTGTTCTTGGGCTCAGGAGCTCACGTTCTCGTTATCGACGACCCGTTCAAGGCGCCGGGCGGCATCGTCTCAGATGTCGAGATCGTCAAGGTCATCCGCTGGTACCGAGACACGGCCTACAACCGTCTATCCCCCGGCGGCGGCGTGCTCCTAATGCACCAACGCCTTCGCGACGACGACCTAGCTGGCTTTGTTCTCAGCGAGCAAGAGAAGGGCGGCGATAAGTGGGACACGCTCATCCTGCCGGCCATCGCCGAAGAGGACGATGAGTATCGAAAGAAGGGCGACCCGCTGCAGCCGTCTCGGTTCTCAGCCCAGAAACTGGCGCAGATTAAGGCCGTCACGACGCCGGATCAATGGGAGGCCAAATACCAGCAGAGGCCGAACCCAGAGGGCGGCGGCATCTGGAAGGTGGCGTGGTTCCGAACCTACCTCGCAGACCCAGGCGGCGGTCAAATCGTCATGACCATCGACACCGCATCCAAGGCGTCAGAGAGCAACGACCCCAGCGCTATTCAGGTGTGGCGCCACCTCCCCGACCGCAAGATCGACGGCTCCGATTCCTTTCTACTGTTCGCTTGGGCAGAGCGCTTGGAGACGCCAGAACTGAAGCGCATGATCCGGTCGCTGGCTCGGACCTGGAAACCTCACATCGTGCTGATCGAGGACAAGAGCAGTGGCGAGGTGCTGATCCAGCAGTACCGAGACGAGGACGACTGGAAGTGGCCTATCGAGGCTGTGCTGCCCACGAGAGACAAGGAAACGCGCGCCCGTGTCGAAGCCCCGGCCATCTACGCCGGACGCTGCGCCGTGCCTGAATACGCCGTGTGGCTGCCCGCCTTCTTGGATGCGGTGCGCAAATTCCCGGCCAAGCCACGCGACCCGGTGGATGCCACGAGTCAATATCTCAAATACATCCGCTCAGGCGGCGACACATCCCGCAGATTGCGGGCGTTGTACGGGTAGGGCACTGTAGCCACCGGAGGTGCCGCACCATGGCCGACAATCAGAACGCAAGATCTACCCTGCCAACCGAGCTGCAGGGCGTGGACATCGCAGCCAAGCGCGCGACCATGGACGGGTTCGACAGCATCACCCGCGCCATCAACACGTCCGGCCTTGCCGCGAATGAGCGCAAGGGGTTCCAAACCGCATCGATGCTCAGCGACAACGAGTTGACCTTCGCGTACCGCCAAGACGCGCTGGCGATGGATGCGGTACAGAAGCCGCCGATCGATATCACCCGCGCGTGGTGGGATATCCAGAGTGAGAGCGCTGAGGATAACGCCAAAGAGGTTGAGGGCTGGATCGATGATCACGGCTTCCGTGTGCTCTTCAAATACGCGATGATCTGGGCTCGCCTGTACGGCGGCGCCGCTATCGTGCTCGGCGTGGATGACGGCCAAGAGCCATCCATGCCGATTCGCGAGGCGTCGATCCGCGATGTCAAATGGGCTCGCGTGGTCGACCGTCGTTACATCCACGTGCTGATGCGGAGCCGGGATAGCGAGTCGTGGGATTTTGGCAAGCCAATGCTCTACAACGTCGGGCTGCGCTACGCCGGTTCCCAGGTGGTCCACGCGTCGCGGGTGCTGGCCTTCATCGGTGAGCCCCTGCCGGACGACTACCGCGACGAGGTGGACGGGTGGGGCGATTCCGTGCTGGAGCGCTCGTGGGACGCCATCAGCCGCTACAACACGGCGGCACGGTCTATCACCATCGCCTGTGAGCAGTTTATCCAAAGCAAATTCATGGTCAAAGACCTAGCCGATTGGATCACAAGCGAGGGCGGCGCAGAGAAGGCATTGAAGCGCTTGCGAGCCCTCAAGATGGGTTTGTACACCGGCGGCATTGCCATGGTCGACAGCGCCGTGGAGGACTTCACGCGTGAAGGTCTCGCCATGACGGGGCTCACTGACTCACTCGTGCAACTGCGCAAGGACGTTGCCGGCGCGCTCAAGCGGCCAGAGTCGCAGATCTTCGGGCAGCAGCAGGGCACGACCCGCACGGGAGCCGCGGCCGATCAAGCTACCTATTTCGCCAGCATCCGCTCACAGGCCAAAGAGGATGGAGAGCCGCAGCTCAAACAACTGATCAACATCATCGCGCACGCCAAGAGGGGGCCGATCAAGGGCGTGGGTCTCGACTACACGCTGCGTCCCGGCATCCTCGCTGAGCCTGACCCCGAACAAGAGGCGAAGACCCTGAAAACCGAATCCGAGGCCGCAAAGATTCTGATCGAGGCTGGGGTCATCTACCCGTCCGAGGCTCGTAAGGCCATCACGGGTGAGGATTCGCGGATCATCGCGAACACGGACATCACCGCGCTGATCGAAGAGGATGAGATGGAGGACGATATCGACAAGAGTGACCCCACCGGCGCTGTCGCTGGCACCAACGCCGATCCAGAGATGGACAGCGCCCGCCCCGCCTCATACAGGATGGCAGACGTTGGCGCGGCCATGTGCCTCGATTGCGCGTTCCGCCGCGACGCCAAGGGCTCGCCTTGGTGCGACTCGTTTAACGGCATGGTTGCCGACGCTTTCACCTGTGATTCGTTCAAGTTGTAGGGGTAACCAATGCCCATCCCCGACCGATACCCCCGCCGGATTGAGCGCCGCCATCAGAAGCGTTTGCGCGCATACGTCGCCGCGTTCGTGCCCATCGTGCGGTCCGAGTTCATCGCCCGCCTGCCTGAGATGTACCTGCAACCCGTGAGCGACTCCGAGGGCTCGCCGGTTGTCGACGACCTGGTGGTTTTCAGCGAGGCGCTTGGCGAACTACGACTGAAGTGGGGCGAGGACATCGCCACGCAGGAACACATCGAGGAGACGTGCGCGATGACGGCGGCGGAACTCGATGCCTTCAATGCTCGCTCGGCGGCGCGGTCCCTTCGCTCGGTGGGAATCAAGGGCGTTATCACCCCGCAGATGGCCGCACTACTGCCGGGATGGGTCGAAGAACACACCGCGCTGATTGTGCGGGGCGGTCTGTGGCGCGGCATACCGGTAACGCCGCTGGGTGAAAAGACAATCTCCCAGATCGGCGACGTGGCGCTAAACGGATTCGTTAAGGGGCTGCGTCACGAGGAAGTGGCCGACGAGATCGAGAAGCGTCTCGGTGTCATGCGGTCCCGCGCCAACCTCATCGCCAGAGACCAAACCAACAAACTGAACGGGAAAATGACCGAGAACCGCTATATAGACGCGGGGATCATTCGGTACACGTGGCAGACATCGCGGGATGAGCGGGTCAGAGAGACACACGCGGAGCTCGAAAATACAGAGTGGGACTTCCGAAACCCGCCTGCCATCGGCAATCCAGGAACTCCGATTTCTTGCCGATGCGTAGCCGAACCCGTACGCCCAAAACGAGGACAGTGAGATGACAAACCAGACCCAAATCTTCGACCGGATCCACCTCAACACGAGTAAGATCAAGGAACTTGGCGACGGCTCGCTGATGGTGCCCGCTCGGTTCAGTCGCGCAGGTATCCAGCACTACGGCGCCCCACGATTCGACGCGCTCACCCCTGTCATGCGCAAGGCCGAGGATTGGCTTGATGCCGGCACGGTCTCGCAGCTCGCAGGCTTGGCCATCACCATCCGCCACGCAGCCATGGTCGACGAAGACAACGTGCGCGACCTGTCGATCGGTATGGTCGCCACTGACGTGCATGTTGACGCCGCCGGATACACCGCCGGCCACATCATCGTGCAGGGGCGGGAGGGAAAAAAGCTGATCCTCGATGGCGACATGCTGGAGTTGTCCGTGGGCTACTACGCCACGTTCCACCAAGAGTCCGGCATTCATGACGGCGTGCCGTATGAGTGGGTCATGAAGCCGGTCAGCATGAACCACGTAGCCCTACTTGAGCGCGGTCGTGCCGGCGGTGCCAGACTCATGCTTGACACCGGCGAAAATGGATTGCACTGTTTCCAGCAACAGTCACCATCGATTGTTCCAGGAGAGCACACAATGACTGAGCCGAAAGCCCCAGAAGTAAACTCCGCAGGCCAAGGCTGGCTGTCTGTCGTCGTGGACGGCGAGACCGTCAAGGTTCGCCAAGGTCCGGCTGACATGATCGTGCGCCTCGCCAAAGAGCGCGACGTTGCTGTTGCTGATGCGGCCGCGAACAAGACCAAGGCTGAAGAGGCCGAGGGCAAGATCGCCGGCATGGCATCCGACCTGCAGAAGATCAAGGACGCCGCTCCCGACAAGGACGCCTTGCGCGCCGAAGTCAAAGACGAGTTGGGTCGACGCTTCATCCTTGAAGCCAACTGCAAGAGCGTTGGTGTCGAAGTCGCCGACAGTAAGAGCGACGCGGACCTGATGCGCGAGGCTATCGGCCTACTCGACGGTGACGTGAAAATCGACAAGATGCCCGACGCCGGAATCGGCGCGCTCTACACCTATCTGCTCGGCAACGAGAAGAAGGCGAGCGACGCCGACAAGAGCCTGCGCGTGACTCTTGACGAGATCGCCACGGACAAAAAGGGCGACGACGCGACCCCTAACCCGGTCGCGGTTGCTCTCGGCAACATCGGCAAGAAAGCAAGCAAGTAGCCCTAGGCTGCACAGGAGCATCAAATGACTGCCGTTTCCAATACGCACTACCAATCCACCCTCGCAGTTCAGCCCATCGGAACCGTTGGCGAAGTCGCCGACAATACCGGGCTTGAGAAGTACGCCAACCGCATCAACGGCGAGGGCTCAAGCGTCGGCTTCGGTCGCGCTGTGATGCGCGACGGTTCGAGCGCGGCGAATTTCAAAGCTGTCGCCGGCACGACCCCAGACATCATGGGCGTAACCATCGTCAGCACGGCGCAGACCGCGATCGACTCCGACGACCGGACCTACGCGGACGGCGACCAGGCTCGGCTGCTCTACGACGGCACAGTGTGGATGGAGGCCGCGGGCACGCTCGCAGCCGGTGACATCCCCTACATCGGGACCAGTGGCGTCGACCAGGGCAAGCCCGGCCCGGCGTCCACCGGCGGCACGTACCCACAAACATCGCTGACCCTTTCGGGCGCTCTCGATGACGGGCAGGGGCGCGTCCAGACGATGACCTGGAGCGGTAATTTCGTCAACTTGAACGTGATCAACATGACGATCGGCGGCGAGGCCATCCCCGCTGTGACGTTCGACACAGACCAAGGCACTACCGCCGGGATGCTCAAGACGGCGCTAGAGATTGCGCTCGCAGCCAGCAACCAGCAGGCGCTCGTGTCCATCACAGACCCCGGCACCGATCTTGTATTCACGATAACGAGCCTGGACCAACCCTGGAGCGCCACGGCGCAGGCCATCACCGGCGTTGTCGTCACCCTCGGCCTTGGACAGGTAACCGAAACCATCGCCGACCAGCAGGCCGGCGCGGCTCCGCATAGCCTCTCCATCACGGTTGGCGCTACCCCAGTGTCGACGGTGTGGAGCGGATCCAGCGACGACACCATGCACAACTTCGCCGAAGAACTGGCCGGTGTTGCCGCAGCCTCTGGCGCTGTCGTGACTGAGGTGCCGAACGGTGACGACTTGACCATCGTGCTCACGGGCGCGACCAAGGCGGCTGACATCATCGACCTCGCCGCGGCTACCGTGACGGGCGGCGACAACGCTCGCACCATGTCAGTCGACAACGAGCTTGTTCCGGGTGTTGCCGCTACTGCGGTGCAGTGGACGCAAGCCCGTGCATTGACCGCTGCGACCGATGGTAACCTCGTCAAGATCGCCGTCGCAGTCACCCCACAGCCCTAATCGCTGAGAGTAGAGCCTACGGGCAATGGAGAAAGACATGGGAAACCAGAACAAGCCGGTACTCGACACGCGATTGCAGTCCGTCATGGACATGATCGACAACGGGCATCGTCGCATCGTCGCCCCCGCGAACATGCACCGGATCATCCAGGACGCGTCAGCCTTGGATCCAGTCCTCGGCCGGCTCGCGTCGGTCGGCATGTTCGACTCCACGACCACTCGCGGAGGTCAAGTTCGCGATGCCGCGGGGTTTGCTCTCATCCGTGAACTCGCCAAGGTGAGCGCCAAAGGCGTCGAGTACATGGAGCAGAACCTCAAGAGCGTTGAGCAGATTCCCGAGGTCGGAGACGCCCCCGGAATCGGCCACTCGACCTACGAATGGTACTACGAATCAGCATCCGGCAAGGCGCGGTGGTCCGCGGAGCTCGAGGGCAACTTCCCCTCGGCAATCGTGGATCGCAACGGATTCAACGCGACGAAATTGACCAACACTCTTGCGAGTTACAGTTGGAGCACTCTTGACCTAGCTCGCGCCGCGCTGATCCCCGGATTCTCGCTGCCTGAGAAGAAGTCAAAGCGCTGCCACCGCATGATCGCAGAGGCGATTGACGAGGCTGTGTTCTTGGGTACGGCTGACATCGCGCTTCCCGGCCTGCTCAACCAGCAGGCGCTCGTTGACAACGTGCAGAACACCGGTGGCGCGTTGTCTGGGCTGACCCCTGACGCGCTCTACGATTTTTTCGCGGCCCATTTCCGGGCCTACATCACCAAGTTCGGTGACGCGAACAAGTTCGGCTTCCACGTGTTGCTACCGCTCTCGGTCAAGCTGCTGCTCGACACGAAGCATCAGGGCACCGGTAAGCAGTTCACGGTTGCTGACCTGCTCATGCAGTCGTTCGGCGGGTACGGGTTCCGTGGCTGCGACTATAACCGCTTCATGGACACCGCCGGCACCGGCGCCAGCGCCATGCTGTGCATCTACCCGCGTGATGCCGAGGTTGCCGGTCGCGTCACTGCCACCAACTACACCGAGGGCACGCCGGACACCGAGGGCTTCACAACCACGGTCAAAGCGTTCGGCCGCACCGGTGGCGTCGCCGTGTTCCGTCCCGCCTGCATCCGCTACGGATACGACCTCTAGCAACCCTCCCCGCTGCCCTCGCGGGACTGACGCCCGGTCATCCCTCGCGGGTGGCCGGGCGTTCCCTTTGGAGCCTCATGGCCGTCACTGCTGCCGATATCCAAGCCATGCCAGGGCTCTCCGGGGCGGACGTGGATGATGTCAACTTTTGGCTGTATGCCGCCGTCGATTTCGTCTCCACGTCGTATTTCTCGACGACAGACCTGCACGACCGAGCCACCAAATACTGGGTGGCTCACGGTCTCACCCTGCAAATGGCGGTCGGCATGGACGCTTCGGGTCCCATCAAGAGCAAGAAAGTCGGCGACGTGTCTGTGTCTCACGCCGTCGTCGATGCTGACATTGGGTCGACCCCGTGGCTGAATCAGACGCAGTGGGGGCAGCTGTACAACCAGATGGTGCGACGCCTGCTCGGCGATGTCGTGTTGTCCATCTGATGGCTGCGCGCCCGTCACTCGATGAGAGCCCGCTATCTGCCGCCCGTTGGCGTCGGATGCGCCTGACGCTCGAAACACTCGACGGCATGTATGTGACGGTCGGTGTTCACGGCGAGGACGGTGAGCGCGAGGGTGAGCGACTTACCAACGTTCAGGTGGCGACGGTGCAGGAGTTCGGTGATCCATCACGCAACATCCCGGAACGGTCATTCATTCGCAGCACGATAGACGGCGAGAGACCGGCCATACTTGATGACATGAACGACGCCATGGACCGGTCAATAGAATTCGGCAACGTTTTGCGAGAGATGAAGCGCGTTGGTATCTACACAGAGAAGAGAATTCGGGAGACCATCCGCCGCGGCATCGCGCCGATCCTGTCGTCGCAGACGTTGGAAAAGCGGCGGTCAAAGCTCAAGAACGGCAAGCCATCAAACGGCAAGTTCGGCAACACCGAGACCCCCTTAATCGACACGGGGCAACTCATCCAGTCCATTGCAAGCCAAGTGGAGGGTGTATAGTGGCCATCACGCTCAA